ACCGTCCTGCGGCGGTCCCTCCCGCGCCGTGGCGTACTGCCGCGACAGCCCGCCCAGCTCGGCCGATCCCTTCACACCACGCGGCCGGCGGCTGGGCATCGACACTTCGCGCCCGAACAGCTCACGCTGCACCAGGGCCACAAGGTCGGCGCAGTCGAAGCTGTTGGCGTCATAAGGGATGAACTGATAGCGCTCAACATCTGCCAGGTGCATCAGAAGATTCCCGGCAGGGTGAACGGATTGGCGCGCACGCGCACGGCCTGCTGTCGGGTCAGATAGTCCACGCCACAGGCAGCGTTGGCCGTCTGCGTATTCAC